GAAGGCGCTTTCCACCGAATCCAAGTATGACGACAACGGCACCGCGAACACCGTTGCCAGCGACTTGCGCGGCACTTACGAGGGCATCGCCGCCGCCCTGGCGTTCATCCCCAATGATGACCTGAATTACGATGACTGGATCAGAATCGGCCTTGCCATCAAGGGTGCGCTGGGCGAGGACGGAGGCCAGTTGTTTGCAGAGTGGTCCGACCGTTCCGCAAAGAACGTCCCAGACACCACAGGAAAGGCGTGGGCGGGGTTTAAGCCCGAGCGCATAGGTGCGGGCACCATTTACGAATACGCGCTTAGAAACGGCTGGGTTCCGCCCGCAGATATCATTCTGAATGCCGAGCAAAAGGAACTTCAAACCAAGCCCCACCCGGCGCAAGGTTTGTTGGACCGTATCATGCGCGGCGAAATCAGGGCCAAGCCCGCCGATGATAGCGAAGACGTGAAAGAAGGTTGCATTGTCGCCGCGCCGTCGTCGCCGGTCGGCATCTATGCCGTCACCGGCATTCTGAAAGAGTTCACCGACTGGATCAACGCAACGTCAATCCGCCGTCAGCCCAAATTGGCGCTGGCAGCGGCCATAACTACCCTCGGGGCCATCGCAGGGCGGCGCTATGCCTTTTTGAGCCCCAAGGGGCTTCGTACCAACATCTACGCCATAGGCATTTGCGATTCCGGCGGCGGCAAGGACCATCCCCGCAAATGCGTCAAGGAAGCCCTCATGGAAGCGGGGCTTGCCAACTTCTTCGGTGGCGAAAAGGTCGCATCCGGCCAAGCCATCTTGACCATGCTGACAACCCATCCGGCCCGCATCATGCTGCCCGATGAGTTCGGCCATTTCGTCTCAAAGGTCTTCGCCAAGAACGCAGCCGGTCATGTCCGCGAAATCGGAACCATCATGACGGAGATGTTCACATCCGCGAACAGCGTCGTCATCGGCACCGAGTACGCTAACAACGTCGAGAAGCCCCGCCAGGATATCATCAACCCCCATCTGGCAATCTATGCCAGCACCGCCCCAGGCCCGCTGTGGAAGGCTCTGGAAAGCGGAGCGCTGGAAGATGGCTTCGCCGCCCGGTGGCTGATCTTCGAATCCGACATGAATTATCCCGACTCGGCCACGCCGCCCAATATCCCCATACCGTCAACCCTGGTTGACAGCCTGAAGCGCATCGCCGCTGGTGGTGCTATGGTCGGCGGCAATCTAGGGAATTGCAGTGCCCCCAACGCCACTCCAAACATCTTCGCCGTGCCAGCCAATGACGAGGCTATGGCGGCGCTGGAGCGCCTCTCTCAGGACAACACAGCCCAGTTGCGCGAGGCAGAGGGAACCAGCACCACGTCGATCTTCGCCCGCCTCTATGAACACGTCGTCAAGGTCGCCATGATCGGCGCTATCAGTGACAACCCCGTTGGTCCTGTCGTTACCGCCGAGCATGTCGCATGGGCTAAAGCCACCGTTCAAGACTGCATGGCGAAGCTGATAAAGAACGCCGAGGAACACGTTGCCGATAACGAGCATGAAGCCGCTGTGAAGCGGGTTATGTCCATCATCAAGGCTGCGAACGGCATCACAAAGAGCGAGCTAATTCGCAAAACTCAGTTCCTGAAAAAGAGGGACCGCGAGGAGATTATTGCGTCGCTGGTGGAAGCTGAGTCGGTGCGGATAGAGGCCCACAACACGGTGGGGGGGAGGCCCAAAACCGTCATTTTGCCCGCTTGAAAGAAGTCTTGAAAGAAGGGTTTTTTCATTGAAAGAAGTCCGGTCAGAGGGGGACTTCTTTCATTTCTTCAAACTTCTTTCAACGACCGATTTTGAATCCAAAAGCCGCAGAAAATAAGGGTTAGAGTACTTCTTTCAATAATTCAATCATATCTCTACCCCTTACCTTTTTAGGCCCTTTTTACCCCTTTATAGGGGGTGCCTTGAAAGAAGTGAAAGAAGTCAAATTAGAGGAGTTGAATATGACCCGCGACGAAATCCTAGCCGCAGCCCGACAGTGCATCAGCGTCGATAGGGCGGAGACTTATGGCGATGCCAAGACCAACTTCGGAAACATCGCCGCCCTGTGGTCGGCATATCTCGGCGTGCCCGTCTCTGCGGTTGACGCAGGGGCAATGCTCGCCCTGTTCAAGATTGCCCGCTTCAAGGCCAATCCAGCGCACCACGATTCGGCAATCGACTGCGCTGGGTACATCGCCCTGGCGGGGGAGATCGCAACGGAGTTGTCAACACAGGTTGACAAGGTGTAATGTCCAAATTCTGAACTAGATTGGTTTCGATATGGCTGGAAGACCCAAAGGGATACCCAAGACCGGCGGAAGAAAGGCCGGAACGCCGAACAAGGTCAACGCCGACCTGAAGGAGATGATACTTGGCGCTCTCGACCAAGCGGGCGGCGCTGCTTACTTGCTTGCCCAAGCCCATGAGAACCCCAACGCCTTCCTGACGTTGGTGGGAAAGGTTCTTCCCATGACTGTGGCTGGCGACCCAACCGCGCCGCTGGTGCATGAGATTCGCCGCATCATCTGCGACCCGAAGGCGGCTGATGACAACGCTTAACATCGCAACGCCACGGGTGTTTCTTTCGCTCCTGGAACCCGACAAGCGGTATCGTGGCGTCTGGGGCGGGCGGGGAAGCGGAAAGTCGCACTTCTTCGCCGAATTGCTCATTGAGCGGGCTATCGTCACCCCCGGCCTGCGGGCGGTGTGCTTGCGCGAAGTCCAGAAGTCCCTGAAGGAATCCGCAAAACGCCTGCTGGAAGACAAAATCCAGTCCATGGGCGTTGGCTCCCTGTTCGAGGTGCAGGCCGACTGCATCAAGACGCCCGGCGGCGGTATCATCATCTTCCAGGGACTCCAAGACCATACCAGCGAGTCAATCAAGAGCCTGGAGGGCTTTCGGGTTGCCTGGGTTGAAGAGGCCCAAACCATCAGTGAGCGGTCGCTTGAACTGCTGCGCCCGACCATGCGAAGTGAATCGGAGATGTGGTTTAGCTGGAACCCTCGCAACGCGAACGATCCAGTTGACAAGTTGTTGCGCGGGACCACCCAGCCAGATCGGTCTGTCGTCATCCGGGCCAACTACTCGGACAACCCATTCTTCCCCCAGGAATTGGACGAAGAGCGCCTGTTTGACGAGCGACACAACCGCGACCGATACGGACACATCTGGCTTGGTGATTATGAGCCTGCCGCCATCGGCGCTATCTGGGACCGCCTTACGCTGCACCAGGGCCGCAGGGACACCGCACCCAGGCTTGAGCGCATCGTGGTTGCCATCGACCCGGCTGTGTCCAGCGAGGCAGGTTCGGACGAAAACGGCATCGTCGTCTGTGGGCGCGGCGAAGACGGCAACGGATACGTCATCGACGACATGAGCGTGAAGGGCAGCCCCCGCCAGTGGGCAGAGCGGGCAATCGCCGCCTATGACCGACACGACGCCGATGCCATCGTTATCGAGGTCAATCAGGGCGGGGAGATGTGCAAGCAGGTGCTGGCGAGCGTGCGCCCCGGTATCCGCGTTGTTGAGGTCCGCGCCACCCGTGGCAAGCATGTGCGGGCCGAGCCTATCGCTGCGCTCTACAGCCTGGGGCGAATCCATCACGTCGGTACGTTTGACCGGCTTGAGGATCAGATGTGCCTCATGACGGCAGCGGGCTATGACGGGCCAGGAAGCCCTGACCGTCTCGATGCCATGGTGTGGGGCATGACAGAGTTATTCCCCGGCATGACGCGCAAGGCAGCCGAGCCAGCGCCGCCGGTTGACTATGGGGCAGGGGGGTGGATGGGATAGTCCCGGAGGTGTAACACCTTTCGGGCTTTGCCTTGCCCAAACTGTCAACCAAAGTTGACGCGGTATCACAATACCGCTATTCTCCCAGTACCACCGTCGTGATGACCGGGGGAATAGGGGCGCTCATGGGCAAAGAATCCGCTGACGACATCATTGAAGACGCCCGTGAGCGCTTCTCAAAGTCCCAGAGCGACAGCGACGGCAACCGCGTCAACTTCCGCGATGATGTGCATTTCGCCCGCATGGGTGAGCAATGGCCCGCCGATGTGAAGAAGCAGCGCCAGCTTGAGGGCCGTCCGTGCCTGACCGTCAACAAGCTCCCCAGTTTCATCCGCAACGTTGTCAACGAATCCAGGAATAACAAGCCGGGCATCAAGGTTTCTCCGGTTGACAACGGGGCCGACGTTGAGACGGCAGAGGTCATTTCCGGCCTGATCCGCAGCATCGAACGCAGCAGCGATTCCGAGATCGCCTACGATACCGCCATCGACAACGCAGTGTCGGGCGGTTTCGGCTTCTTCCGCGTGTCAATCGACTATGCGGGCGAGGACAGCTTTGACCTGGCCGCCAAGATCGAGCGCATCCCCAATGCGCTCATGGTGCATTGGGACACATCGTCAACCGCCTTTGACGCCTCGGATTGGGAATATGCCTTCGTCTCCGACCTTCTCAGCGAGGAGGAGTTTGAGACGCGCTATCCCAAGGCCAAGCCGGTCTCGTTCGATGGTGTGGACGACTTCACAAGCGCCAAATGGGCCGACGAAGACCGGGTGCGGGTGGCCGAATACTGGCTCCGGGAGGAAAAGACCCGCGATATCGTCATGCTGTCCGATGGCCGCGTCGTCCGCGCCGATGACCTGCCGAACCTTGCCAAGCGGTTCTTCGAAGCCGGTGGAATCCAACTCGGCGGGCAGGTCAAGGATGACCAGCTTATCCAGGCTGCGATGCAGGCAACCGGCCTGACCGAGCTTCGCCGCCGCACATCGAAATACAATGAGGTAACGCGCCGCATCATGTCGGGCGTTGAGGTACTGGAGGAGGAAGTCTGGCCCGGCTCGACCATCCCGATCTGCCCTGTGTGGGGCGAAGAGGTGTTCTTCGACGGTCGGCGCGAGTTCCGCTCGATGATCCGGGACGCCCGTGACCCGCAGTCCATGTTCAATTTCTGGCGCAGCGCGTCAACCGAGCTTGTTGCCCTGGCTCCCCGCGCTCCGTGGGTCGGGCCGCTCGGGTTCGTCCCCAAAGGCCATGAATCGAAGTGGGGCAGCGCCAACACCCGCAGCCATGCCTATCTTGAGTTCGACCCGTCGTCCGGTGGCGCTCCCCAGCGTCAGCCGTTCTCGGGTGTGCCCGCTGGTGCCATCCAGGAGGCCATGAACGCCTCGGACGACATCAAGGCCATCACCGGCATTTACGACAGCAGCATGGGCGCACGGTCGAACGAGACCAGCGGCAAGGCCATCCTGGCCCGTGAGCGCCAGGGCAATATCTCCAACTTCCACTTCGTCGATAACCTGTCCCGCGCCATCCGTTACGCCGGTCGCATCCTCGTTGAGATCATCCCGAGCGTTTACGGCCCGCGTGAGACGATCCGCATATTGGGCGAGGACAGCAAGGAGAAGGTCGTCAAACTGACCCAGGAGGCCGGTGGCTCGATCCAATCCGGCGTTGAGGGTGAGCCGCGCCTTTATGACCTGTCAGTGGGCAGGTACGACGTGACCGTTTCCGCTGGCCCGTCGTCGGCCACCCAGCGCGAAGACACCCGCGAGGCCCTGGTGGAGATCATGCGCCAGCTTCCGGGCTCTGCCGCCTATATCGGCGATGTGCTGATGGAGCATATGGACTTCCAGGGCGCTGACAAGGTCGCCAAGCGCCTTAGGCACCTTCTCCCGCCCGCCATCCAGCAGGCCGAGGGCATTGCGCCTCCGCCCCAGCCTCCTGCCCCGGATGCCGCCGCCCAAGAAGACGCGGCCATGAAAAAGCGTGAGCTTGACATCAAGGCTTACGATGCCGAGACCAAGCGCATTGCAGCTACGAGTGCAGTTATGGACCCGCAGGCGGTTCAGGCTCTCGTGCTCCAGACCATTCAGCAGGTTTTAGCCTCTCCCGATATCCTTCCGGGGCAGGCCAATCCGATTCCCGCACAGCCTCAACCGGCTGCGGCGGGGCAACGCCAGGACATGCCCATGATGCCGATGGCAGAGGGGAATCCAGGCCCTGGACCGATGGATATCGGCCCGTCCCAAGAAGGAAACCAGTATGTCTGAATTTGACGATTCCGCCGCCGTTGATGGAGCGGAGCTGACCGAAGCCGAAGCCCAGGCCATCGTCAATCCTGCCGAGGAAGCCGAGAGCATCGAGGATGCCGCCCCGGTTGACGAGGACGGAGAGGAGGCCGAGGAAGAGGCCCCGGTTGAGGAGATCGAGTTCGACTTCGGCGGGAACAAGCTGAAGGTTCCGAAGGGCGCAATCCCTGAAGAACTGGCGGCTGAGATCGACAAGTTCACCAAAGGGACTTGGTCGGACTACACCCGCAAATCCCAGGCCGTATCCGAGAAGGCGAAGGACATCGAGGCCCGCTATACGGCGGTCGCCAAGATGGAAAGCCTGAACGGTGAGGCGCTGAACACCTATTCCAAGGGGCTTCAGGTCAAGGCCGAGCTTGAGCAGCTTATGGGCATCGATTTGAACGCGCTGTGGCAATCCAACCCGGATCAGGCCCGGCACGTTTCGGATTTGAGGGCTCAGAAGCAGGCCGAGTTCAACGGCATCGTCCAGAAGGTATCCCAGACCGAGCAGCAGCTTACCCAGGCGCAGCAGGACGAAATGGACCGCATCGCAGCCCAGGGCGAAGCGTTGCTTGAGAAACGAGTCAAGGGGTTTGCAGCGAAGGTTCCAGAGATCGTGGACTATGTGTCCGAGACCTACGGAATCGACAAGGCCCATGCCGCGAAAGTGTGGCGTGCTGACCCCGCCACGGCAGAGATGGCCTACAAGGCCATGATGTTTGACCGGATGCAGGCCAGCGCGGGGAAGCCCGCCAGCCCGGCTAAGGCCCAGGCGTCTCCCGTTCCCGCCATGAAGACCAAGGGCGCGGCCTCTGGCTCGTCCGATCCCGAAAACATGACGCCTGCCCAGATGGCCCGATACCTCGGAATTGGCAGGTAAACAGAAGGAATTTCAAACTATGTCGAACACCACCCTTTCCGCTTCCATCATTGCCAAGGCCGCCGTCGCGGTTCTGGACAATGAACTGGTTGCCGCCAAGCAAGTCTTCCGTGGTTATGAGGAAGAGTTTTCCAAGAACGTCAACGGCTACACCGTGGGCGACACCATCAGCATCCGCAAGCCTGCCGATTTCACCGTCCGTGATGGTGCCGTCCTGTCGGCCCAGGATGTGGTTGAAGGCAAGACCACCCTTCAGGTCAACAAGCAGAAGGGCGTTGACTTCCAGTTCTCGTCCGTTGACCTGTCGCTGAACATCAAGGACCTGACCGAACGGGCCATCAAGCCCGCCATGGTGCAGCTTGCCAACCAGATCGACAGCGACGTTCTGGCGCTCTACAAGAACGTTCCTTCGTGGGTCGGCACCCCCGGCCAGACGGTCAACAGCTACACCGATTTCGCCCTGGCCCCCCAGCGCTTGGACGAATTTTCGGTTCCGACCGCTGACCGTTCGGCCCTCATGTCCCCGGCTGACCATTGGGGCCTGCTGGGTGCTCAGACGGGCTTGTACATTCAGGACGCGGCCAAGGGTGCCTACCGTTCAGGCTCTCTGGGCATGATCGGCGGCATCGACACCTACATGTCGCAGAACATCCCCACCCACACCGTGGGCGTGGCTACCGGCACTCCGCTGGTGAACGGTGCCAATCAGGTTTCGACCTATGCCACCGTCAAGGACACCAACACCCAGACCCTGAACACCGATGGCTGGACCAACTCCACCACCGGCATTCTGAAGGCTGGCGACGTGTTCACCATTGCCGGTGTTTACGCCGTCAACCCCGTCACGAAGGCCACTCAGCCCTTCCTGCGCCAGTTCGTCGTGACTGCTGACGCCGATTCGGGTGCTTCCACTGGCCCGGCTGCCCTGACCATCAGCCCGGCTATCATTATCTCCGGCGCGTTCCAGACTTGCTCTGCCGCCCCGGCTGATAATGCCGCCATTACCGTGCTGGGTTCTGGCAGCACCGGCTACCGCCAGAACTTGGTGTTCAGCAAGAACGCCTTCGCCCTGGTGACTGTCCCCCTGGTTGCGCCTCCGGGTGCCGTCGAGGTGGGCCGCCAGTCCTACAAGGGCCTGTCGGTTCGTGTCATCCCGATCTATGACGGCACCAACGACGTGTCCAAGTTTAGGCTCGATGTTTTGTATGGCGTGAAGACGGTTGACCCCCGTCTGGCCGTCCGTCTCAGCGGCACCTAAGTCACATGGGAGAGGGGGAGAAATCCCCCTCTTTCGACTTGTGACATGACGGCATCCGACTTGTGACATGAGGCCATGACATGACCCTGCTTTCTATCTGCCGCGACGCTGCCGACGAGATCGGCATCCCCCAGCCCGCCACCGTGGCCGGAAACACCGCGCCCGAAGCTCAGAAGCTCTTTCGGTACGCCAACAAGGTGGGCCGTCGCCTGATGAGCATGGTGGAATGGCAGGCGCTGCGCAAGGAACAGACCTTTACCGCCATCTCTGGCGAGACGCAGACCGGCATCATCCCCGCAGACTTTGACCGCTTCGTTCCTGAAACATTCTGGGACCGCAGCGGAAGTGTCCTGCTGTCGGGGCCGATCACATCGGCGGAATGGGGCGGCCTGAAGGCTCAGAACTACCTCGGAGTGGTTCGCAAGTTCATCTATCGCGGCGGTTCCGTCCTGGCGCTTCCGGCGTTCGCGGGCGGGGAATCGCTGGCCTTTGAGTACATCTCGACCAAGTGGGCGCTTGCTGCCGATGGGACCACCTACAAGACGGCGTTTTCGGTCGATACCGATACCGCCGTTCTCGACGAGGAGCTTATCACCCACGGCGTGGCCTATGAGTTCCTGAACGGGGAGGGCCTGCCCTCTGCCGTGGCGAAGGCTGCCTATGAGGAGCGGTTCGACCTGATGGTGGGCAATGACCAGCCCGGAGCCGGAATCATGATGGCCGGTGACGTGTTCGGGCGTGGCTCGCGCTATTACAACGGAAGCCCCGCCGGTACGGGCGGATTGCTGGAGGGTTAAGCATGGGCCGCTATGCCGACCTGCTCCAAGAAGGCGTGCAACCCCAGAACTGGCAAGAGGCCCTAGCCCAAGGGTCGCTAGCCTCGTATCTGTGGAACAACGGCGTTTCACCCGCCATCAAAGCAGTTTATGGCGACCCCGTAGGGACGGCAAAGGCGGTCGGGTCGGGGATGCTGGAACAGATCAGCCCGGAACACATGCAGAGCGTCGTCAATTCTGCCCAGGGCATCGGCACCATGGACGGTGAGCGGGATATGAAGCCCGCATTCATGGACGCGCTGAACATTGGAGCGGTTGGTGGTCCGGTGGGGGCTGCTACGGCACCGCGTGGGTCTATTGCTATGGGCGGGGGTAGGCTCCCTGGTGATTTTGTCCCGTCACCCACGGGTAGCATAAACTTCGGCCATGTCCCAGCGCCTGCGACACCATTGGGAACGCCTGTCCCGATCCGCATGTTCGAGGGTCTGGGGGCGTCAGATGTAACGCCGCAAGGGTGGGTAACTCCAGATCAGCTAATCGGAAGGCGATATCTGGCAGACCACCCTAGGGATAGGCGCAGGGCTGACAGCATGGTTTCGTCTGGCTCTCCTGATGAGGTTGCATTTGTTCACTCTGTTACGTCTGACCCAACTGCAATATACCGACAGAATGGGGGTGTGCTTGAGGTAAGAACATCAGGAGGTCGAGACAACATGGCCGCTCTGTCGCTGTTCCCATCAGAGAATGGGGATTTCTACACGGTCGGCAACGCCATGTCTCGAAGCGTGGATAAGAAGTATCCACAAGGAGGAGGGAGGGAATTGGTCTGGAGCAAGAGTCCCGTTCCTGCATCGCAGGCCCCTCTTGCACCGTCAGAGACAGCCGCCTTGGGGGGCAGCGTCCAGACCATAGAGCAAACCCTATATCCTCGCGCCGATGGTAGCAAGCCCTATCAAATGTATATGGACTATGCGCCGCAGTATCGGTCTGCCGTAGAGGCTGATTTGCCCATGGATACTGCGTCACGCATGGCGCGGGCGGAAGAGATGGGGATGAACGTTTCGGGATTCCACGGTACGAATGCCGATATATCGAAATTCAACACTCCGGTTGTGTGGATGTCTGAGGCACCCGGATTCGCAAATAGGTATGCGGTGGCAAGAGGGGCAGAAGGGGCAAACGTGATTCCTGTTATGGGGTCTTCCCACTCTCCGTTCGTGTTTGATAGAGCCGAGCGCACACAATCACCATCAACGATTTTGCAGACGGCATTTTCTCAGGCAAGGACGATGCACCCGGACTCCGCATCTTTTTCAAACAGCGTTGATAAAAAAGAAATAAGCCGCCTTATGTATGAGGTAAACAAGGCATTCCCAGCAGAGAAGGGCAGCCCATCGGCATTTGAGTATTGGGATAACCCTGCATTCGTTGACTATCTGAGTGCTCTTGGGTTTGATAGCATAAAGGTGAAAGAGGGGGGAGTACCAACGGTCGGAATAATTGGCTCAAATAAAGTGCGAGCAAGATCGGCAGCCTTCGACCCGTCCAAAGCCGATTCCGCCGACATTCTCGCCGCGAATGGCGGTTTAGGCCCCCTCGCGCTTGCACTGATGGGGCAGCAGAACCAGGGAAACTAGGCTATAATCACCCCAGCAGCGTCGGATGACGCAGCATCCTTTGAATGGACAGACAGATGGCAGCCTCTCCCGTTCGCACCTACACCTTGCCCGCCCCAGTTGGCGGCTGGGATACCCGAGAAGCCCTAGCCGACATGCCCGCCAAGAATGCGGTCATCATGGACAACTGGTTTCCCGGCACGGACAAGGTGACGCTGCGGCTCGGCTCTGCCCAGCATGTCACCGGCTTGGGTGGATCGGTCGAAACCCTGCTGGAATACACCCCCCTGACCGGGACGGGTAAACTGTTCGGCGCTCGGGGCGGAAGCATCTATGACGTGTCGACGGCTGGCGCTGTGGGTGCAGCAGTTGTCACCGGAAAGACCAATGCCCGTTGGCAGCAAGTCCAGATCGGCACGGCGGGCGGTCAGTTCCTGCTTTGCATGAATGGCGCGGACGCCCCGCTGAACTTCAACGGGTCGGCTTGGGCGACAACCCCTGCCATCACCGGCCCAACTGCCAGCAATCTGATTTGGTGCAATCTCCACCAGCGGCGGCTGTGGGTGGGTGAGAAGGAAAGCCTCACGGCGTGGTATCTGCCCGTCAATTCCATCGGCGGCGCGGCTTCGTCGTTCAGCTTGGCGGGTGTGGCCCGCTTGGGCGGATACATCATGGCCATGGGGACCTGGACCCGTGACGCGGGCGACGGCGTTGACGACGTGGCGATCTTCATCACGTCCGAGGGCGAGGCCATCGTCTATCAGGGCACAGACCCCGCTTCGACTGCCACGTGGTCGCTGACGGGCGTGTTCCGCATCGGCAAGCCCATCGGTCGGCGCTGCATGATTAAGGCCGGTGGCGACCTTGTTATCTCGACCCAGGACGGATACGTCAATGCCGCCTCGATCCTGACCGTTGACCGCTCCGAAGTGCAGCGGGTGGCGTTGTCGTCGCAGATCAACAAGGCGGTGAATGACTCGGTTCGGTCGTTCGGGGATTTGTTCGGATGGCAGCCGTTCCTCTACCCCCAGGGCACGATGATGATTTTCAACGTGCCGCAGTCGTCGAGCGTGGTCTATCAGCACGTCTTCAACACCCTGACCGGCGCGCCTTGCCGGTTCACGGGCGTCAACGCGCTGTGCTGGGCATTGCTCAATGACGCAGCCTATTTCGGCTCTGCCGATGGCACGGTCTACAAGTTCGACACCGGGAACAGTGACAACGGGTCGGCCATCAACGGCGATGCGTTGCAGGCGTTCAATTCCTTCGGCGTGCCGGGCGCGGTCAAGCGGTTCGGGCTGGTAGAGCCGGTGTTTGAGTCCATTGGCAACCCCAACGCAGCCCTAGACCTCTGCACCGATTATCAGGTCAAGGCCCCGTCTGGCGTGGCCGCCCCGTCTCCGTCTTCCTCTGCCCTGTGGGGCGTTGCCAAGTGGGGAATCGGGACATGGGGAACGGCGGTGCAGGTCTACAAGGGCTGGCGCGGCGTTCGCGGCATCGGTCGGACGGCTGCGCTCCGGGTGCGCGTGTCCACCACGGCGGCGCGGCCATCATGGATCGGGACCAACTTCACCTTTACGCCAGGGGGGGCGCTGTGAGGCTGGTTTGCGACCGTCAAGCGGAGGTGATGGAGTGGGCCAAGGCCCGCCTGCCGCTGTTCCGCCCGGAAGGCGGGGCAATGACAATCGGCGTTGAGGACAAGACGGGCTCTCTCATAGCAGCCGCTGTTTTCGACAGGTACAGAGGCCACGACATTGAAATAAGTTTCGCCTCGGACGACCCAAAATGGGCGCGAAGGGGTGTAATTCGAGGGATTTTCAGTTATCCTTTTCTGCAACTCGGGTGCATTCGTCTGACCACGATAACAGCGGCTCAGAACATGCGTGCTAGGCGGCTAGATGAAGGGTTGGGGTTTAAACTTGAGGGCATCCACCGAGACGGACTCGCCCCAGGAATTGACGCAGCCTCTTACGGCATGTTGAAGGACGAATGCAAATGGCTACTTTGATCCGCTTCCGTGAGAAGCTCTCTCTGTTCGGTTCGTGCGCTCATGGCAAGGGTGGCGGCTCTGCGCCTGCCGCGCCTGCCGCTCCCGACCCGGCCGCGACTGCCGCAGCCCAGGCGACCGCCAACAAAGAGACGGCGGTGGCTCAAGCCAATATCAACATGGTCAACCAGTACACCCCCCAGGGCACGCTGGAATACACCAAGCGCGGCGTGGCCGATGATGGCACCCCGCAATACAGCGCCACCCAGACTTACAGCCCCGAGCAACAGAAGCTTTATGACCTGACCAATCAGGCGGCGCAGCAGTACGGCGAGACTGCCAACACCCAGCTTGCGGCGGTGAAGGGAAAGCTAGCCCAGCCGCTGGACTTCTCCAGCCTCGGCGCGGCTCCGGTCATCAACGAGGCGACCCGACAGAGCGTTGCGGATTCGATGTATCAGCGCATCAACCCGCAGTTTGACCGTGACCGCTCGGCGCTTGAGACCAGCTTGGCGAATCAGGGCATCACTGCCGGGTCTTCGGCCTACAACACCGCTATGGATGAGCTTAACCGCTCGCGCACTGACGCCCGCCTTGCCATTGACGCCCAGGCCGGAAACGAGGCGTCCCGCCTGTATGGCCTGGAATCGTCGGCGCGGAATGCCGCCATCAACGAAATGATGCAGCAGCGCAGCACGCCCCTGAACGAGCTTTCGGCCATGCTGTCGGGCTCTCAGGTCCAAGGCCCGCAGTTCGTCACCCCGCCGCAGGCTCAGATTGCCTCGCCCGATATCATGGGCATGACCAGCAATAACTACGCCATCGGCAGCCAGAATGCCAACGCTGCGGCGGCGGCGTCTGCCGCGTCGCGGAATGCGACCACGTCTGGCATGTTCGGTCTATTGGGGTCTGGCGCCATCGGTGCGGGCATTTACTTCTGATGAAAGCCCTCATGTTCAGCGGCGGGAAGGACTCCCTGGCCTGCCTCCACCTGTTCCGTGACGACCCTGATGTGGTGGTGGTGCATGTGGACACAGGATCGGCATTCCCCCACATGGCGGGCTACATCCGGGAGACGGTGGGGGCGCTGGGAATGCGCCTTCACATCGCCCGGCCCGATACCCCTTGCCACGACTGGCAGAGGGAAACCGGCTTTCCCGCCGATGTGGTGCCGTGGAAATACACCCCGGAGCTATCCTGGACGGTTCCGGGCATCGCCCAAACGCGGGTTGTCCCGGTGACGACGTGTTGCTGGCGGAACCTGTGGGCTCCGTCAATTCAGGCCGTCAAGGACTTGGGCGCGTCTGCTGTCATTCGTGGCTCTAAAGCCTGTGACCACAAGGTGGGCGTCCCCGATGGCTTCACCGATGAGGACGGGACCACCTACCTATCGCCGCTCTGGAATTGGAGCGAAAATGAGGTATTATCATACCTCGATTCTGTCGGTGCAGTTCTCCCCCCGCAATACGCGGAAGGGGGTGATAGCTTGGATTGCTGGTGCTGCACCGCACACATGGATATCGGCGGCCCTGCGCGGTATGCGTATATGCGGCGGCACTATCCCGACCTGTACACCCAAGCGAAAGCCAATCTGGACGGCGTGCGAGGCGCGATTGCCGAGGCCCTGTCAACGACCATGATGGAGGTTTAGGGCTATGGCTACGTCAGAGTTGATGCAGATGGCGGCGGGATACGGCGGCGGCAGGAGTGGTCGCCTGTCTGACCTGTTGCGCGGTATGCCCGACACGAACAACGGCTCCACCATGGGCGGCATTGCAAGCGTGCTGCAAAAGGCGCTGCTGGGATACCAGATGGGCCAGGAACAGCAGGCGCTGAAAGACACCATGGAAGGCGCAACGGCTGCTTTGCAGTCGCGCCCCGGTGCCCAGGACGCCCCCGGCCCGAACATGGACGGGTCGGCGGGATACAACATCGCGGCCAAAGCCCCTGATACCAAGCTGGCGGCTAATCTCCTCATGCAGAACCCGGAAACCCAGCGCATGGGATTCCAGATGGTGACGCAGAACATGGCCTATGACGAGGCGCAGAAGCGGGCGGCAGAGGACGCGGCCATGCGCAAAGCCGACCGTGCCGAGTCGCGTGGCTGGGCGCAGGAAGACCGCGCAGCCCAGCAGGGCTTCCAAGAGAAAATGTTCGGGATGCAGGGCACCCAGGCCGAGAAGATGGCCCGCCTTCAGGCAGCATTGTCGGCGGGCAACCGCCTGCCGCAGGCCCCGATTGCTATTCTCGGCCCCGATGGCAAGCCGCAGTATGTGGCGCCGAGAGATGCATACGGGAAGCAGCCCTATGAGGAGAAGCGTCAATCCATCGTCGGCATGACTCCCGAGGGGCAGCCGATCATGGGCGACCCGACCAAGCCTCAACTCCCCACGGCGGCGCTAAAGATGCAGCAGGAGGAGCTTGACGCTATCGGCGCGGCTTCGTCCATGCGTGCCGACCTGGGCAGCGTCAACAAGATGCTCGATGACGGCAAGCTTTCTCTGGGGCCGATTGATAACCTGTTGAGCAAAGGCAGGAACGCAACCGGCTTCTCTGACGAGAACAGCCGAAACTTCGCCTCGTTCAATGCCACATTGGAAAAGGCGCGCAACGATAGCCTCAGACTAAACAAGGGCGTCCAGACCGAAGGCGATGCCGTCCGCGCTTGGAACGAGCTTTTGAGCAACGTCAATGACCCGGAGCTGGTGAAACAGCGCCTTGCCGAAATTGACAAACTGAACGAGCGGGCGGCGGGTCTTCGTCGGAACAATATCGACGTGATTCGCAGCAATTTCGGACAGCCCCCGCTCAACACGTCCCGGTATGAGAACGTCGCCCCGGCAATTGGTGGCGGCGGGCTGTCGGCTTCCGAGGCCGAGGAACTGGCGGCACTGCGTGCGAGGTTCGGACGATGACCCCACAGGAAGAACTGGCGGCGCTGCGGCGTCTCGCTGAACTTGAAGCAAAGTCGGGTGGCGTCGTTCGCGCTCCCCAGCTTACGGCGGCTTCTGGCGAAGGTTTCCAGGGCAATGGGGCAACATGGGGCGGGGTTCAGAACTTCGCCCATGGCGCTTTGCAGGGCATTGGTGACGAGGTTATGGCAGGCACTTCCGCCCTGAAGGAAGCCGTCACGGGCGGGCTTCCATTCGGAAAAGCCTACGATCAGGCTCTGTCCATGTATCGCGGCGCTCGTGACCAATACCGAGAGGATTCGCCAAAGGCAGCCGCTGCAACTGAGATTGCAGGCAGCCTTTCCACGGCTATTCCGGCAATGGCGCTCGGTGGCGCTGGGTTTGAATCCGCCCCCGGCATTGTCGGTCGTATGGCAGCCCCCGCCACCAGCGCGGCGGGTAAGATGGCGCAGTATGCCGCTATGGGCGCGGCCCCGGCTTCTGTCTACGGCTTCAACGAGGGAGAGGGCGGCTTCGGGGAGCGCGCTGGCGAGGCGGGAAAGTCTGCCGCAATCGGCGGTCTTGTTGGAACGGCCCTGCCTTATGCCATGAGCGCAGCCGGGCGCGTTGTTCAGCCCGTCCGCTCGCGCCTGTCGGACGAGTTAAAGCGGCTTGCTCAGGTCGCCGCAGACGAGAACATCCCCCTGACTGCTGCGCAGATCACCGGCAGCGGCCCCCTCAAGCTCATGGAGAGCGTTTTCGGCAAGATGCCGATGACTTCGGGGACACAGGAGGCGATTAACGAGGCCCAGCGCAAGGCGTTCAACAAGGCTGTGATGGGCAAGGCCGGTATCGAGGCAGACAACGCAGCTCCAGAGGTGATGGCCGACGCTTTCAAGCGGATTGGATCGAAGTTTGACAATCTGGCCGCGAACACCGTCGTTGATATGGATCAACCGTTCTTCGACGCAGTGAGGGCAGCCCAGCATGATTATGGGCGTCGTCTCCCGACTGACGTGGCCCCGGTGTTCCAATCCTATATTGACGACATTGCGGCGATGCAGGCGGCGGGAGGGCAGCCCGGCGTTCTCGGCATCTCGATAGACGGGCCTGCGTTCCAGAACGTCTACAGCAATCTGCGGAGGGCCGCGCGGAACGCCAAGGCACGCCCCGAACTACAAGGGGCGCTGAACGAGCTTGCCAATGCGTTTGACGACGCCATGGCCCGCACGGGTCGCAATCCCGGCAACCTGCCCATGCCTGCGGGAAGCCCGCTTCCGTCCGCAGTCAATCCGGCTGATGAATGGGCCGTGGCGCGTCGGCAGTATGCCAACCTGCTGCCTATTGATAACGCCATGGCGTCCACCACGGCAGCGGCTACGGCGGGAGATATTCCCCCGTCTGCCCTGGCCCGTGCGGTCATCAATCAGCAGGGCAAGAAAGGATTCACCACCGGCAGGGGAGACCTGAACGACCTAGCCCGCGTGGGGACGGCCTTCATTCGTGATAACGTGCCCGACAGCGGAACGGCGCAGCGGATGATGATGCAGAACCTTCTGACGGGCGGCGCAGCCGGTGGGGCGGGGTATCTCGGCACTGGCGGAGACCCGACGACGGGAATCGCTATGGCCGCTCTGGGGCTTGGTGGGCCGAGGGCTGTCCAGGCCGCCTATAACGCCCCTATCGTCCAGAAATACCTGACGAATACGGCTTTGGATCAGATCGTGGCTCCGGGCGTGCGGCGCTCTCTTGCTAGGCTATTGGCGGGCGGCTCGGGCGTTGTATCTGGAAGTCAAAGCCAGTGACCGTATTGTGCACGTATTGTGATGTGGGTAAGGAATACCCCGAGTAGACCACCCAGGGCGAAAGTCCATCCTAGAGCTTCGACAAACGTGCCGAAAGCCGCTATGATGACGAATACTATAGCCCTGGCGATTAGGTTGTTTTGCTGCATGTTTTTCTTCCCCGCTGGATAGCGGAGCATCCCTTGACGGAGATAACGCGATGTCGCGAAACGGTAGCGGGACGTATAACCTACCACAGTCGGCCTTCGTTTACGATACGGTCATCGATGAGACCAAGGTCAACTCGAATTTCTCCGATATCGCGGATGCACTGACCGCCTCCATTTCCAAGGACGGCCAGACCACCCCGACAGCCAATCTCCCCATGGGCGGCTTCAAACTGACCGGCCTTGCCGATGGTTCAGCCACGACCGATTCCACCGCTCTGGGACAGGTTCAGGGCGGTGCGGGCATCTGGTGCGGCACGGCAGGCGGTACGGCGAACGCCATTACCCTAACGCCATCGCCCGCCATCACATCTTCCGCAGCCGGGCAGCGGTTCGAGTTCAAGGCGGGCGCGTCGGCCAATAGCGGCGCTGTCACCTTCGCCATTTCCGGCCTATCAACTATTGCCGGGCAGGTTAACGGGGCTGCGTGCGCTGGCGGTGAAATCGCTGCGAACCAGTGGTATCGAGTTACCCTGTCAGATGCCAGCACGGCGCAGATCGAGCGGGTGGGCGAGGGCATCAACGGACCCACCATCGGAACGGGGAAGGCCCCACAGTGGAATGGCTCGGCCTGGGTCGGCGTCACCCCCGGATCGGGCACCGTCACCAGCATCATCGCAGGCACCGGCCTGACGGGCGGCACGATCACCAGCAGCGGGACGATTGCGGTTGATACCAGTGTGGTAGGCACGAAGAACGCGGCCAGCACATGGACCGCCCCCCAGCGCGGCACCGTCACGACCGACAACGACCTGTCCTTTGACCAGTCCGTCACCAACAATTTCTTCTGCACCCCCACAGGCAGCGGAACCCTGACTTTCACCAACCACACGGAGGGGCAAAGCGGCTTCGTCCTGCTGGTCAACGGCTCGAATTACGCGATCACGGCTGCGGCCACCACCAAGATCAACAGCGCCGACCTGACGACCATTAGCGCCACGGGGACGTATCTGCTGTCCTACTTGGACAACGGCACGAATGCCTACGTGGTGGTCAGCAAGGAACTCACGTCATGAGCGTGCTGCCCGTAGGCATGGCTGGCGCGTCTGGTAGCTACAGCGTCACCAATAGCATCCGGCTGAACGGAACCACCGAGTACCTAGTCAAGACCCTGACCACCAGCACGACCACCTCAGGGTCTGTCTGGGTCAAGCGGTCAAAGCTGGGTGCAACGTCTCCGATCTTTGATAACAAGGTGTATTTCACCAGCGGCGATGCGCTGTATGCCTTCGGCCTGACCAGCACAGCGCTCTACCGCGACCCCAGCGCGTGGTATCACGTCTTCTGGAACGGTACGGGCGTCTACGTCAACGGCACGCTCGTCACGGGTTCGGGAACCTACACCGCAGCCTCTGTCACAAACCCGCGCCTGGGCTATGACGGGACCAACTACTTCAGCGGCTACCTGTCGGACTTCGCGTTCTGGAACGGTTCATCCGCCAGCCTCCAGGGCGGCGCGACCGATGCCAACGGCGTGTGGGCAGCAAAGCGCCCGGCTGCCGGGTACTCGTTCTTGACCTTCGGCTCGTCCGGCGCTCTCGGCACCGACACCTCGGGCAACGGCAACAACTGGACCGTCAGCGGCACCCCGGTGCAGACCACTGATACGCCGACGAATAACTATTGTGTTTTGAGCGCGATAGATAACTATTCTGCCGGACTGAGCAACGGCGGTCTTAGTTTTGTTAATTCCATCAATGGCGCTGCGGCGATGGGTGCTTTCTACTTGTCCTCTGGCAAGTGGTATTTTGAATTTACTGCAAACGCTGTATCTCCCCGCGAATGGTTCGGCGTTGCGACCAGCTTGCTGGCCCAGACGGCAGGGGGCGCAGCATCTAGGATGCTGCGCTACACCGGGTCTTATGTTACGGACAGTGCCACTCCGGGGGCCAGCATAACGACTGCCATCGCCCAGAACGATGTTATCGGCATAGCCCTGGACATCGACGCCGGTAAGATGTGGCTGCGGAAGAACGGTACATGGCTCAACAGCGGGGCCCCTGTCTGGACCGACCTCGCCGGTAAGGTGTGGGCACCTAGCATCAATAGCGAGGGCGCGGTATCCCATAACGCTACCGCCAACTTCGGCGCGACGGCCTTCGCCTACACCCCGCCGACCGGGTTCAACGCCCTATGCACCGCCAACCTCCCGGCGGTGTCGATCAAGAAGCCGAGCGACCACCACAATGTCGTTCTGGCCGCTGGTGCGTCGATCAAGTCGTCCAGTGAGGCGCTGTACACCTATTTCCTCGAATGGATCAAGGTCCGGGCGGACGCTAACAACCACCAGCTTATCGACACGGTGCGCGGGTCTTCTGCCGTGTTGCAGAGCAACACCACGGCGGCTGAGACAACCTACAGCGCACCCTCGGGAACGTCTGTGGGCTGGGTGTGGAAAGCCGGTGGCGCTGCCTCGTCCAATACCGCTGGCTCCATCACGTCTCAGGTGAGCGCGAACACCACGGCGGGTTTCTCGGTGGTGACGTATACCGGCACCGGGGCAATCGCCACGATAGGCCATGGTCTTGGCTCCACTCCTAAGCTGATCGTCGTGAAGCGCCGTGACACAAGCGGGACCAATTGGCGCGTCTACAATGCGTCCAACGGGGCAACCGGCGGAATGTATCTCAACCTGACCAATGCGTTCACGCCCACCGCCGCGCTTTGGAACGACACAGCTCCGACTTCCGCCGTCTTCAGTGTGGGTACTGATACGGCTATTAATGGGAGTGGCGGGACTTACACCGCATACTGCTTCGCGGAAATCCCAGGATACAGCAAGTTCGGGAGTTACACTGGCAACGGAAGCACGGATGGCCCGTTTGTCTATACAGATTTTAAGCCTAGTTGGGTCATGATTAAGCGTACGGATGTCTCTGGTTTCAGTTGGCACATCTACGATACATCTAGAAATACAACCAACCCAGTTGGTACTGCTATATACGCCGATGATACTTCTGGTGATGATGCATCCGTGTCACCTGCACTAGATGCATTAGCGAATGGGTTCAAAATTAGAACATCATCCGCTAATAGAAATGCATCCGGTGCAAATTATATCTATGCCGCCTTCGCTGAATACCCCTTCGGCGGCTCCAATGTCGCCCCGTCCCCTGCTCGTTAAGGAGAGGTCATGGACTGGTATCACAATCAACTCGGCCTGATCTCTGCCTCCTCGGGCTTTGTCCTGGCCGACATTCAATACCCCGCTGGATGGCTGCGTCAGGCCACCGATGCCGAGCGCACCGCCCTCGGCTTCATCCCCGTGCAGATGGGCAACCGCCCCGATGACAAGCTGTTCTTCGTTGGTGGCACCACCATCGAAGTCGCTGACGGCGTCTGTCATGTGGAGTATGAGTTCACCGCTCGTGACCCCGCAGACATCGCCAAAGCCAATGCCCTGGCCGAAATCGACCGCCTGGAGAAATCCATCACCGACCGCATGTGGCGTGAGGATGCTGTCGGATCGACTGCGTTGATGAACGTCAGCACCGTGGGCGAAGACGGCAACATCATCGTCGATACCGCCGATCCCCGCACGGGGAAGACCGCGACCCAGTACATCGCCTGGGTGAATGACGCCATCGCTGCGTTAAGGGCGGGGCTGTGATGCCATGCGCAAACTCTGGGGCGTATTCTGTCCAAAGCCCAAGGCTGCGCCAATCTGCGAAATCCAGTGGGGCGACATTGAAGACCGGCTGAAGCGCATTGAAGAAGCTGGCTCCAACAGTACCAAGAAGTTAAACGCGATAACTGATGCCCTGGTCTGGCATATGGAGAGGGAGGAGAGCGCTATGCAGCAACACATTGATCTCGCTGCCTCTCTGAACAAGCGTATGGAAGCCCTCATTAAACTCCTCGATGACAGCGGGGTGGACATTGGCTGAGTGGGAGATGGCCGCAGGGGGAGCGATTGGCGGTGCGGGACTTCTCGGCATCGCCGTCAAGCTATGGAAAATGATCTCCGACACGCAGGCGGGGGCGCAGCGCAACGAGCTTGGTACCGAGTTCGACAAGCACCTCTACGAGCGTCTGAAGGAGCTTGAGGCGCGGGAGAAAGAAACCAACGCCAAGCTGCTTGAGCAAGCGGAGCTAATCGGGGAGCTGCGGGGAACTATCAACCGACTTCAGGGCGATGTTAAAGACTTGGAGAACTTCAAGTCTGGCTATAACAGGCTCAAGGCAGAGAACGCCAAATATCGCAGCAGACTGGGAGACGCCCTCGATGACTGAGATTGCAGTCATGTGGATTGGCTCCATGGTAACGATCTGGATGTACGGCCAGATCACGGCGCTATCGGCCTGGATGCTGGCCCATTACTCCAGCATCGCCACCAAGCGGGAAGTGAAAGACACGTTCTTGAGCTTCGTCATCGGGATTGCATTCATCGTGATGCAGTTGCTCTGGTCCTTCAAAGGATTGGTACAGTGCCAAGGCGTCTGGATGGAAGTGGCGGGAGACTTACTGGCGCTTGCCTCCGGGTATTACATCCAGTCCAGCCTAGAGAAGCGGTACTCGTTCTATTTGTTCGCCAGCCAAGAGGAGCGGAAACGTGCGCGAATTTCCACGACGGTTTAGCCTCGCCCTTGGCTGCGTCACTGTTGCGGCCATGGTCACTTACGCAGTCTGGCCGCAACCGCCTGTCCGCGTCCTGACGCAGTTCTATCCGCCGTACCAGCACACCGCCAAAGACGGCACGGTCATTGGCACGTCGGTGGATACGTTCCACTGCGCGATGGAACGTATGGGCGAGCAATACGAGATACAGATGGTCTGGGGGCAGGGCTGGGCCGCTGGACAAGCTGCCGCTGCCCGTGGCGAGTACCAGGGGTTCTTCGGCGCACTCCACACCCAGGAGCGCGATGCCTTCGCCTCTTGGTCCGCTAGTCTCGGAGACAACTACCCCAACTACATCAGCCTGAAGACCACCAAGGTTGACCGGCACAGCATGGATGCGCGGTGGGGCGTGAAGAAGGGCAGTGGCATCTCGGCTACCGTCCAAGACCGTGCGCTGAATGTGACGTTCCGGGGCGAGGACAATCCAGAAGTGGTCGGCGCGTTGATGGCTGGCTATGTCGATTGGATTTACATGGACCTGGAGATATTCCGCTGGTCCGCTCGAGTGAACGAGATCAAAGACGCGCCGCTGTATGAGATGAACATCGGCCCCTTCACCGTCGAGACGAACTATTTCCACATCGAGCCGGGACCGCCCCAGCCCTATGGCGTCTACTGGACTTACGACTTCCTGCATCGCCGCCCTCCCAACTGGATGGACCGCTTCAACTCTGCTGTCGGTGCCTGCCGACAGAAGCGAGAACTGTCTGGCGTGCTGCATAGCCTGCCTCGGATCATGCTGGCAAGACGCCGCGGGAGGATGGAAGGCGAAGTTGGATGACTGATACGGAGTTCACCATCCTGCGCAGCCAGCTTGCCCATCTGATGCTGACGATGCCAGAGGGCGATACTAGAGCCTTGCTGGCGAAGGTCCACCATGTACTGGGCGCACAGCAGCGCGACATTGAGGCGCTGATGGTTTCTCTCCACGATCTAGCTATGGAAGTGGATTTCGGACAATGAACGATGCAGGCATTAAGCTCGTCAAAGACTTCGAAGGGTGCAAGCTGACGGCGTACCTCTGCCCCGCTGGCGTCCCGACCATCGGCTACGGCCACACCGGGCCGGATGTGAATGCGAGTGACGTTGGTCAGTTGACCATCACTCAGGATCAGGCGGACCAGATGCTTCTGGAAGACCTGTGCGTCGTTGAGGCGCGTCTGAAGCGCAATCTGCTGATTGAGCCGAACGCCAACGAACTAGGGGCTATGGTGTCGCTCGCCTATAACATCGGCATGGGCAACCTCAAATCGTCCACGCTTCTGCGCCTGTGGAATGCCGGGGCTGAGAAGGCTCAGGTGGCAGGGGAGTTCCCCCGGTGGAACAAGGCAGGGGGCAGGGTTCTTCCCGGCCTGATTGCCCGCCGCGCCGCCGAGCGTGACCTATTCCTGACCCCCGTGGAGGATTGAGCCATGTTCGGGATTGATGATGCCATATCAGCTGGATTGCGTGTTTTGGACAAGTTCATTCCTGATCCGGCTGAGAAGGCCAAGGCGGAATCGGAATTGCGCTCGACCTTGCTGGCCTGGGATCAAGGTCAGATGGCGGTGAATGCTGCCGAGGCGGCTAATGCGTCTGTCTTCACCAGCGGCTGGCGTCCGTCCATCGGTTGGATATGCTCGGCTGCGCTGGGCTATCAATACGTCGTCACGCCCTTGTTGATGTGGGGTGCTCAGATCGTCGGCCATCCCCTGCCGGTTCCGCCCCGTCTGGATGACAGCCTGTGGGAACTGATGTTCGGCATGCTCGGGATGGGCGGGCTTCGCACCTTCGAGAAGATCAAGGGCGTCAGCAAGTAAAAAGGGGAGGGCCGAAACCCTCCCCTCAAGCCCTAACATACGCTCCATTCAGCAGTCCCTTACCGGGGGATACGCCCGACCGTAGCGGAGACTCGGGTCAGACGTTTCCCGGCAAAGCGCCGAGATGGCTGTCACTGGCGGGCTATCTCTTCAAGCATTGAATTGTCTGCCCTTCCGCTCTCCATCGCGCTCAACCTTGCAGCAGTGATTCCGAGGGTGGAGGCGCGTTCTCTCAGACTGACGCCTGCCTCAATACGCTCGCGGCGGTGCTTTTCCCCGATGGGTATCCATTTCGCCACGTCGATGGAAGCGTATGTGGCGCCGGAGCATAGTGAGCAGGGGGCGGTGACGATACGTCCACGCAGAAGGAAAGACCCCCCTGTGCCGGTTCCGTTGCATTTGGGGCATGGGATTGTGGTCATCACTCCCCCTCCACGATGCGCCGCACCACAGGGTCGGCCAGGGCTTCACGAGCTTTCTCGGCCATCCAGCACTGGCCGAACTGATATTCGTTGTCGTCGATTTTCTCCAGCGCCCCCGCCAGCCGCTTGACGGCCTCCCTGGCCTCGTCGCGCTGCCCTCTGTACATGCGCGTCCGAACGCTATCGGGACCGTTGCCTCCTAGCGCCTGACCCAGCTTCTCAGACAGCAGTAGGTTGTCAGCGATTAACTTATCCACCTCGGCTTGCAGCGCCCCGGCCTTCGCGCCCCATTCGGCCACCTGTTCCACGCAAGCGCGGTTGCTGACTTCCAGCTCTGTGATCCTGTCCAGCAAGGAGAGGACAGCGGCGGGGGAGGCGGCAGCGATGAAGGCGGCATCCTCGGGGCAGAAACCGTCAGCCTCTTCAAGCAGGTCGCTTTCGTGCCAAGTGTCTGGGCTTTGCCCGCTCTCCAGATCGGCAGCGAGGCAAAGATGCGCCAGCTTTCGGAGTTCTTCGGTGTTCATCACGGGTACCCCTCGACAGCGATTACCTCGGCGTCCTCGATGGCACTAACGGGGTCTTCCATCAGCATGTCGTGGATATGCTCCAGCGGATAACCATCCTCTCGCGCCTCCAAGAAGCCCCACAGGTCATCGTTGAGAAGTAGCGTCACCTTCACGAGCGCCATCACCCCACCTCCTTCTCGGCTCGGATGGCGGCAGCGAGTTCACTGCACGCGGCCCCTTTGGCGAAATCGCCATGCACCTCGACCGCGACGATGATTGCTTCGTCTGCAATCCTCGCAGCCCGTTCAAGACCAGCGGTGTAGGCTTCGCGAAGGGCTTGGGCGACGTACTTTGCCGGGATGGTATACATCACGCCTAGCGGTCCCGGTTCGTCTTTGAAGGCTATGTCCAGCACCTTCTTGTCAGCCCAATCAGGCTTGGTCATCGGTTTTCTCCTACAGTGTCGCGGGGTCAATCAGCCCGAACTTGACGAGAGCCAGGGCAGAGAGGAAGCCCAGCACAAACAGCATGACGCGAGGGAAATCAGCCATCGGTCCTCTCCTTCTTGCCGGAGCCGCAGTCGGGGTATCCAACAGTGGCGCAGGACGGATCACCAGATTTCCCGCACGTCGGGCACACGTCGGACTTGTGATGCCAGTACTGATGCGTCGGCAAGCATTCACCATCGCGGGGGTACAGGCACTTGTCGTACATCTCTTGATACGACGAACAAGTGATGCACTTCTTGACCGGGCTGGTCTGCTCGCCCCGTGCCGCTGCGATGACTGCGGCGTGTCGCGCCCGTGTGCTTCGACCGAGCATTTCAGCGAACAACTCGGCGTCCAGATCACGGATGCAGGCCCGTGCGGCGGCGAGGTCGGCTTCGGCTATATCCAGTTGCTCAAGCAACCACAGCACCAGTCGAGTTCTGTCAGGCCATACGCGGTTCTCGCCTGTAGCCTTCTGCCACATTGCGGTTGCGCTTTGGTCTGCCGCATACATCACGTTGAAAACTGTGTTGAGTTCCGAGGCTTCCGCCTCCAACTCCGCGATGCGAGTCGTAGCCTCGTACACAGCGTTGTCGGTTCCATTTTCCCGTTGGGTGAAACCTCCGTCGCGGAGGATCGTGGTGAGAAGATTGCCAAGATACGCTTCTGCCTCCGCGATGCGCTTGGCCTGGGCCTCAAGTTCATCGGCCGCATCCAGCCGCTTAATCAGGTCGTCAGTCATGGCTCTTCTCCCACTTATCGCTATTGTGGCAATACTTGCAGGGGGTGCGCCCAGGAAGAGGCGGGAGGTGCTTGCAGTTGTTGCACG